ATGTCGCTGCCGTCAAAGATCCAGGTCGGATAGGTCGTCATCGTCGCCTTCCGTCGGGGCAGCCTTGTTGCGGCTGGCCGGGGTCAAGCCCAACTCGGCAGCGAGGCGCCGGCATTCCGTCAAGGCTTGGAACATGGTCTGAAAGGCCGGGTGGCGCTTGGTCTCGCCCCGGCTGGTCTCGATGGTGTCGCCCTCGGCCGCGATGGTGGTTTGCATCCGCCGCACCGTGCCGGCGGCGAGGCAGTAGGCTTCCAGCATCGGGAGGTCTTCGCGGGTCAGGGTCTTGCGGCTCCGAAGGCCGGGCACCACGCGGCGCCACTCGGCCTTGCCCTCTGGCGGCAGCCACGACGGGGCCGGCGGCAGGCGGGACAGTCCGCCCTCTATCGCCTTCAACTCCGCTTTCCTGCCTCGCATTTCAGTCCCCTATCGGATTTGCTCAATTCGGTTCTCTCGGGAACGTTTCCCCATGCCGGTCGCGGCTCCCATCGTCCTTGGTCCGACACCCCCTATCCCCCCTCGCGCGCGCGAAGGCCGTGTTCCTTGTTGTGGCACCCCCGATGGATGGCGCGGAGGTTGCTCGGATCGTTGCTGCCGCCCTTGCGCCGGCCGATCAGGTGGTGGGCGGTGTCGGCGCCCGGCTGGCCGCAGACGTGGCAGATACCCCCGTCACGGGCGACAACGGAGGCAGCGAGCTTGCGCCATGCCTGCCGCCCATATTCGCGGTCAATGGCGTCGGTGCGCTCCCGCTTGGGGGTGCAGCGGGGGCAACGCTGGCCGGCGGGAAGATGGGCGCCACAGGGGCAGAGGCGGGGCGCGGCGGTCGGCATCGTCAGCCCTCCGGCCCATTTGCCGACGGCGACATTGCTGCGCTGACAGGACCACCAAGGCGTTCTATTGTAGGGTTGCTCAAACCACCACAGGGGGATGAACCGTGCCCACCGTCAAATGCCACTGCGGCGCCGTGGTCCGCGTTGTCGAGAAGGGGGGAGGAGAATTCACCCCTGAACTCGGGGACAGCTACAATATGAACTGCCTCAGGCTCAAAGAAGCCTTGAAGGCTAGCGGGAAGATTGAGGGTATGTTCGTCTGTCCCGATCTGTTGCGGATCATCCAAGCCCAGCGAGCGCGCTAAGGCATCAACATCAACAAAGAACTCCAATCCAGTGATGACCGGGTTTCCGGCTGCGTCTTCGGTGAAGTGTGGCTTCTGCCCGATGGTCGTGCCCTGTGGGGACAGCCGCAGCGTTGAATCTGGAAACAGGAACAAAGTTACGTCCGGCATGGCGTCACCCCCTGATTTGGACTTCGATGCGGACTAACTGCCCGCGCACATAGACGGGATTGGCCGACTGGACGGCGCCATAGCGGCCCTGGTGAATGATCTTGTCGCCGGTCTTGGGGATGCGCTGGTCTCCGGTCACCGTCGGCGACTGCCCGCCCGGCCATTGCGCCCGGTCGATAGCCGAGGGCGACAGGATGACCAAGGAATCGCCTTGGACAATGCCGCTGCCAGAAATCAACTCGGACGGCTTGTAGCCCCGGACGATGGCCGGCAAGGCCACGTCGAAGAAGACTTGCGGCGTGGTGCCGGTGGTGCGGCGAAGCGTGACCGTCTCGCCAACGCGGGCAATGGCGCGGTCAAGGGCGGCAACTTCGGGCGTCATCGGACGGCGGCCCGCACGGACAGGACCGCGCTTGAATAGGTGCCGGTGGTGACGATCTTCGCCCGCAGACGGTCGCCCAACACCCCGTCGAGGCAGGTATCATCGGCCATGGCGCCATCGGTGGGCGATGCCGGCGCCGTCTTGGCCGTCAGGCCGGACAGGTTGACCAGCTTGGTTGCGCCCGTGGTGGTGAAGGCCAGGCACGCCACGTCAATCCAGGTGGTGCCCTGGTCAAGCGAGGTCTGGATATACACCTTCGCCGTGGTGCCGCCGCTGCCCATGGCAAGCCGGGCCTGGATCGTCGCGGCGGTCATGCCGTCGAGGCCGATAATGGCCGTCTGCGCCTCGTTGATCGCCGTGGTAAGGGCGCGGTCGGCGAGATTGTAGAGTGTGGCGTTGTTCATGGCGGGTCATCCCATGGCCGGGTTGCGGTGCGGGGTCAGGAAGCCTTCAACGTCCGGCGGCAGCGAGGCGCCGTTGCCGAAGCCGCCCACCCAGAAGGAGGTTGAAAGCGCGCCGCTCACATCCTCGGACTTCACCAGGGGATCGCGGATGCGGGCGAAGTATTCGGCCTTGACCAGCAACAGGGCGGCCCGCTCGATGTCGTCGGGCAGGGTGCGGTTGGGATCGCCGGGCAGGAGGAAGCCGGCCGAGTATTCGACCACCACCACGGCCGACGGCCAGCACATGAATTTGCCGCGCGAGTCGAGGCGGTAGAGAATGCCCCGGTCGCCGTCCGCCTCGAAGTCGGCGGCGGGATCAAGCGCGGTGCCGTCCACCGTGACGGAGGCAATGGACACCACCGGGAAGCGCGACAACACCAGCTCGGGGCGGGTGCGGTCGAGGCGGAAGGTTTCCCGCACGGTCTCCAGCGGGAACACCCGGTTGCACCAGCGGGACACGGCAGCCGAGGCGCGGGTGATGGCCGAAGATAGGAAGTCGTCATCGCCCCCGCCGGCAATCTGAAGCTCGGCCTTGACCGTGGCACGGGTCGTCAGGTCCGACGATGCGGCGGGAGCGATGACGGTAAGCATATCAGGCCACCGGAGCGGAGGCCGGATGGCCCTGGACGGCCACGGCCGAGAAGACACCGCCCGACGTGGCGCCCACCGGAGTCAGGGTCAGGCGGACATAGCGGCAGTTGCCGACATAGCCGCACCGCTTGGTGGTGTTGTCGTCGGCCGCGGCGAACACCGGCAGCGTGCCGAGGATGTCACCAGCCGCCACGGTCGTACCGTCTGACAGGTTGGCGGCATCGCCTTCGGTCAGGGACGCGGTGTAGGACGTGCCGTCGGTGACGGTGCCGGACGTGACCACGAAGGACAGGCTGTCGAAGCCCGACACGTCGATAATCGCGCCGTCCACCGCCGCCGTGGTGATGGTCTGGGGCGCAAGCGCGGTGCTGGCGCCGATGGAGTGGTGAAGATCGCGCATGGTGGCTGCCTCCTATCAGGCCGAGATTTTCAGTTTGCGGAACGCCTCGGCCTTGGCGACGCTGCCGGCGACACGGCGGCGGGCATGGAACCGAACCAAGCCGTTGGTCTGCTGCGAGTAGGGATCGCGGAGGATCGCCAGCGACAGCCGGTCGAAAATCCGGTAGCCGGACTTGAAGTCGCCGATCACCACCGGATAGGCACCACCGGCCACGTCCGGCATGTCGGGCAGTTCCAGCACCGGGCGGCCCAGAAGGGTGGTGACGGGGGCATTGCCCATGCCGGCAATGTCCACCAGATAGCGGCCTTGGCCGTCCTTCAGCTTGCGCACCGCGCCCAAGGTGGTGCGGTTCATGCCCCACACCGCGTTCGCGGCGTAGAAGGTCGGCAGGGCGTGGAACAGGTCGAGCAGGGAGTCCGCCGTGATCGCCGTACCGCTGCCGCTGTTCACGGACAGGATGTCGGGGCTGGACATGAAGCCGAAGGGCTGCTTGACGCCCGTGCCGTTGACGAACGCTGCACCCTCGGACTTGCCGAACTGTTCGGCCAGGTCGGACGCCAGTTCGCCGGACAGGTCGAACGCCGCGTCTTCGAGCATGGCATTCGAGATATCCGAGTAGGCCGACATTTCCCGCACGGGGAATTCCAGCGCACCATAGGCCGGGTCGGTCTCCGTCCGGGTCTCGGTCTCGCCCACCCACTTCGCTGTGGTGGTGGCGGTGCGACGGGGCAGGATGACGTTCGGGGCGCTGGTGGTCATCACGCGGGCGACGGAGCGCACGGGCGATACCAGGACGATGTTCTTGACGATCTCGGCCACGAATTCGGCGGGCGCGAGGTAGCCGGCGCCGGTATCGTCGGCGATGCGCAGCGACTTCACCTCGGCCACGTCGAGGGCTTCGCGGCCGTGGCGAAGGAACCGCTCGAAGGTCTTCACCTCGGCCTTGTCGTCGGCCGCCTTGGTCTCGACAGCGGCACCGGGGCGCCGAAGCATGGTCTCGACACGATCCAGCGACTTGACGGCCTTCGCGGTGTTCGCCTCGATGGCCGACAGGCGCTTTTCGTGGTCGGCAAGGCCGGTTTCCACCTTGCCCATGCGGGCGTCCATTTCGTCGCCGTCAGGTTCGCCCGGCGCGGCGGAAGTCTGGTCACTCATGGTCTTGTCTCCAGCCGCGCAGGATTTGACGGAAAGCACCCGTGCGCGGCTTGAGGCCGGGCGCCGAACAAGCGAGATTTCTTCGAGGTTCACCGCGTCGAGGACGCGCCGGCCCTTGGTGTCCCGGTGGGCCTTGGTGGCGATGTAGCCGATGGACAGGCCATCGAGGCGCCCGGCCCGAAGATCGGCCAGGGTCGCCGGATCGGTCACCCGCCCGCGCACCCGCAAGCCGATGTCGTCTTCCGCCACGTCCAACCACTCGCCCACCGGCTGGCCCTTGTGCTCGCGCAGCATGGCGGGCAGGCCATCGGCCAGGCTGTCGGCGAAGGCACCGGGCGAAACGATGTCGCCCACAGCATCGGCCGGGCCGCCGAACAGCGAGGCATAGCCCGCAATCTCGCCGTCGGCCTCGGGGGCGAATTTGATTTCGAGGGTCGCCATGGTCAGACGCTCCCGGCCGAGGTGGTGGGGGCCGTCGGGCCGGCATTCAGAGGGCGCGTGAAGATTTCGCCACCGGGATACGGCGGGCGATTTTCCATTTGCCGGGCTTCGTCCGGGCAGAGGACACCCGACGAAATCGCCTGTGCGTAGGCTTGGAAGCGCGCCAGCGTGTCGGCCCGCGAAATCGCGTCATAGTCAAAAGCGATGATGTATTCCGCTCGCTCCTCCGGGGTGAGGCAGGTAAGACGCAAGGCGTCTTCCCACAGGCGAATCAGCGGCAGAAGGGTGAAGGAAATGAACTGCTGCCCCAATTCCTCGGCATTGCTATGGGTTGTCCGGTCGAGGTCGGCCAGCATGTGCAGGGGCACGCGCCAGATACGGGCTATTTCCTGAAGCTGGAATTTCCGAAGCTCCAAGAACTGCGCATCCACGCTGGAAAGCTGAAGCGGCGTGAATTTCACACCGTTTTCGAGGATCGCCGTCCGGCCCGCGTTCTCGCCCCCGGAATAGATGGCCGAGAACGACTTGCGCAGCCGGGTCAGAAGGTCATCGGTCAGGGCGCCGGGGTATTCGAGGACACCCGCCGGACGGGCGCCACGGCCGAACAATCCGGCACCGTGCGTTTCCAAGGTCAGGGCAAGCCCGATGGCTTCGGCTGCCTCGGTGACGGGCGAAATGCCCTGGTGGGGCAGGCCGGCAATGGCGAAGGTGCGGATGTGCAGGATTTCCGCACGGGTCATTTCCTCGGCCGCGCCCGCGAAATTGGTCACGGTGTATCGCGGCTCGAAGGTCGCCGGGTCGGGCCGGACGATGACCATGTGCCTGGGGAGCCAGACGATTTCCCGCAGTTCCCCGCCGACGCGGTTGCAAAAGGCGAAGGCGTTGCCGTACAGCGCCAGGTCGGCGGCAAGCTGCATCCTAAATTCACTGGCCGGCGTCCAGTCGTTCGGCGCGTCGTTCAGCAGCCGGTGCAAGGGATGATCGGTAGCGACTTCGCGCCCGCCATTGGCGGACTTGCGATAGACGGCAATCGGCATGGCAGCGAAGGATTCGGCCAGCACCTTGACGGCGCCCAATACCGCCGAACAGCGCAAGGCCGTCTCCGGGCCGACGGTGATTCCGCTGGCAGTCGGGGCGCCGAACGCGGACAGCAGAAGGTCGGGGAATTCGAGCGACTTGCGCTCTTCCCGCCCGAAGAAGGATTTGATCTTTGAGAACATGGCGCGCCAAAAATCCCGTGCTTCATACAGCAGGGCACGGAGGCGCACTATCTGTCAAATATTGATGCCATATACGCCAGCATTAGCTTTGCCAGAATATTAGTGAATATTCAGGCCACTTCCGCAGTGCTGTAAACATCGAGGCGCGCCTTCCTCTCGGCTTCGGCGCGAGACATGCCGCCGTCATATTCCATGATGGCGGCCCGTTCCTCAAATTCTTCGGCGAGGCAGTCGGCCTTTTCTGAAGTGGGGCACCCTGCTTTCTGTGCCCAGGCGGCGAACAGCGACAGGTCAGACATGGGCACCGCCATCGCCGAAGAGGGCACCGGATAGGACGTAGACCCGGACGGCATTCTTGAATCCAGGCAGGCGGGCAACACCCTGCATCTTGCCCCCCTGGCCGATCAGCATTCCCCTCTTATGCAGGGTCTTCGCCACCGCGCCCGCGTCGAGGCCGGCGCACACCTCCGATTTCCACACCTCGGGTAGCACCAGGAATTCAACGCCGTTGTCGCCATCGGTCCGGCGGAAGCCGGCCCGGTTCACAATGCGCGGCTCCATCAAGTCGCCATGGCTGTTGCGCGGGATCAAGTCGCCCATCGGCTCGAACCGGGAATTGCCGTGCGCTTCGATGAACCGACGAACGGCGGAGACGCCCTCCGTTTCCTCGGCGGATTCGACACCGCCGCGTTGATCCAGCCAGGCGCGGAAACAGCGCACCGCCGCCTTGGTCGCCTCACCTTCCGGCCAGGGCAGCACCCCGGCAAAGGTCGCCATTTCACCGGCAGCGGCTACCAGGGCGAATCGGGCGCAAACGCGCGACACTTGGCCGTCGGCGCCGGGCGGGCAGTGTTTGGCGACAAACTGCTTGGAGGCGGTCGCCACCAGATCGGACGATTCGCCGAACGTGGCGGCGATCTTGTCGAGGAAGGCGCGGGCGGCATGGCCGTAATGCTCGGCCGACGCTGCCTTCAGGTGCCGGGCGAAGGCGTCGGCCGACGGGAAGCCGTGCAACGTCTCGAACAGCCCCAGGCCGGCGCCGGCATCGGCTGGAAGGTCCACCAGGCGCGTCACCTGTCCGGCGGCAGCCTTCCGCCCCCGGCCGTCCTCGGCCATCTTGTCGGCCAGCGAGATTTCCCCTGACGACAGGAACAGCGCCCTCCATTCGGCCGGCGGCCGGTTGTCGCCGTTGCGGCTGGCGCGGGTCTTGCCGCATCCGTTGGACAGCATGTATCCGGCGGCGCCTGCCGCCTGGGGGGACACCTGGCCGATTTCGTCGAGGCACAGGAGGGCATCGCAATGCGCCAGGGCGACACCTTCAAGGCCGTTGTCGGTCGCGCGCCAATTGCGGATGTAGCCCCGCACGCCACCGCCGCCCCAAACCGATCCGGCCACCACCAGGGCGGTACTCTTGCCCGTGCTGGAACCTCCCCGCAGATGGAAGCCGCCCGACTCGGCGCCGATCACGTTGACCAGCGGCGCGGCGAAGGCGGCGGACAGGGCGAAGGCAAGGCGGGAATTTCCGACGGCGTGACGGGCAACCTGTTCCTGCCAGCCAGCCAGGGTGCCGCCCGTGCGAAAGGCATGGTCGAGGACGTTGGCCGTCTGCAACAGCACCGTCTCGCCCCCGGTGTCGCCCACCGCCCCGTCGGGCAGGATGAAGGTGCGGCCATGCCAGCCGATCCGGCCGACGCACCGCGCCTTTTCCTTCGTCCTGGCCGTCGAAATGTATTCGTGAAGGGCATTGCGGGCGAATGCCCCCGGCGCCATTTCCAGTCCGAGATTCATCAACCGCTTCCGGTATTCCTCGCCACTTCCGGCCAGCATTTCCATGGGCAGCGCCCACGTCTTCACCTTGCCGTCGCGGTCGGTGAGGCGCAGCAGCCGGCCCCAATCTTCACCATCGCCATTGCGTGTGTCGGCGACGACTTCGAGGCGCGAACAGAACCACCGCCAGTCCACAACCGTCTTGCCGGTGTCCGGGTCGGCGCGTTCCACCTTCTTCTCGATGCCCTTGGAGGTCGGGCGGAAGCGGGCCTTGCCCTGTTCCTCGACGGCATCGGCCGCAGTGAATTCGGGGGCGCCAGTGATCGCGGCGGCGATGTCGTCGGCGTCACGCATGGGCGGCGGTCCTGAGTAGGTCATTCCAGTCTTGCCCCGGTTCGGGTGGAAGGGCGATGCGGACGCGGCGGCCCTCGGCCAGCCACCGGGCGGCGGCGGCGCGGGCGGCGTCCTGGCCGACACCATTTGCGTCATGGTCGGCGGCGATGATGACTTCGGCCGCCATCGGCAGGGGCGGCAGGATCAGGTTGCGGATGCCGCCGGCCGACAACGCAGCCCATCCGGGAAGGCCGGTCGCCTGCATGGCCGATAGCGTCGTCTCGATGCCCTCGCCGACGATCAGCACCGGGCCGGCGGCAGCAAGGCGGACAGCGCCACCGGCCAGGGGGCCGAGTGATTTCTTCGCGTCGGTGACGGGCGCCTTCGTCCGGCCGTCGGTGGTCAAAAAGGTCCGATGGATCGCCACCACGTCGCGGCCCGGAGCAACGGTCACGGCTCCCACCATGCAGGGCAGCAAAAGGCCGGTTCCGGTGTGGCGGCAGGCCGGGTGATATCGCAGGGTCGCCGGGACCGGCAGGGTGATTCCTCGGTTGCGGAGGTAGGTTTCGGCGGCGGTTCCCTCGGCCGGCAGGGTCTTGCGCCAGATCGCGCGCGCGGCCTGCGTCATCGCCTCGGCCTTGGCCTTGTCGTCGGTGGCGGGACGGCGCGGCGGCGGGGTCCAGTCGGCATCCCGCTCCCCGGCCCACAGCCCTTGCCGGCGCAATGCCTCGATCACGTCGGCCTGGGGGCAGCCGCCGGCATGGCACCGCACCAGCGTCGTGCCCTTCTGGTCCTCGACGGTGAAGCCGGATTTATAGCCGCAGCACGGGCAGGCACCGTGAAAGGTGCGCCCCTGCTTGCGGAGGCCAAGGCGCTGGCCGATGGTCGCGGCGTCGGTCATTCCGCGCCCACTGTTTTGCGCCAAATCCCGTTCAGGGTCTTGACTTGTGCGGTAGACAGCAACTTGTCGGGCCGACTGCGCAGTTGTTCGGCGATGGATGCGAGGAAATCGCTTTCCCAGGTGGTGAGGCTCGTGTAATCCGCGATCTTGGCGATGGTCCGCCGGGCATCGCCGGGTGAGAGATTGCTGAACGTGAAGCGGGGTTCGGCTGCCCGAGTCTGGCGCGGGGGCTCAGGCGTCGGCGCGCGCCAGATAACCGGCGGGGCGGACACGGCGGCGGCGAGGTCGTGCAGGGAGAGGCCGGCGCCTTCGAGGGTACGGCGGATGGCGGCGACGGTCGCCACCACCTCGCCGTCGTGGTCGCTGGCGAGGCGGGGAATCATCTTAAGCACCTTGTCGGGGATGGCCGTGGCGCCGCGCATCGGTCAGCCCTTCCCCGCCAGCGCCGCAACAATGATTCTGCCGAGGGTCCATTCATCGCAGTCGGCAGCCAGGCGGACCACCTCGGCATCATCCTTCACGGCGGCGACGATGATTTCGGCGAGTCGTAGGGCATTGGCCTTTTTGCGGTCGTTCTCCTCCCGCCAGCGTCGGTTTTCTTCCTCCTTCTCCTGCTTACGCTTCTCGCGGGCGGCGCGGGAACGGTCCTCCTTCTTCTTCTGTTCGGGGGTGAGTTTGGAACGGCGGGCGGCTTCGGCTTCCTGCTTGGCCTTCTCTTCGGCCTTGTCCCGCTCCTCGGCGACGATCTCCTTGACGGCCTTGACCGTCAGCGTCTCGCCCTTCTTCACATGCTCGATGACGGCGGCCCGCGCCGGCTCGGGGGTCGATGCCGCAGCCAAGAGGTAGATCGTCGTCGGCGGCAAATGCGCAACGATTTCGTTTTTGTCCTTCGACCACTCTGCCGCCGCCATGTAGTTCTGAGCGGTGCGAACCGACATGCCGAACTCAGCATCCAACCACCCCTTGAACTGGCCGTGGTCGAGGCTGGCCTTCACGGCGATCAGGTCGTGGCCGGTTTCGATGATTCCTGCCTCGATGCGGCGGCGGATGCGGTCGGCGGCATCTTTGGCGGCCGTCGCCACGTCGGGAGCCAACGTCGAGTAGTCGAACGTGACGATCTCGGCCTTGCTGGCGGTCACGGCAGGCAGTCGGGGTGGCGGGTGGTCGGGATTGTCGAAATCGCGGCCGAGGCGAAGGCTCGGCTCGGAAGCGACGGCGGACTGAGCGAACGTCTTGCTCTTGTCGCTGGTCATTGGTCAGCCCTCCGACGTGCTGCGGACCAGCTTGCCCAGCCGCTCGGCCGCCCACTGGTCGAGGCTGTCGCGCGGGTACAGGGGCGAGCGGTTGCACTTGTGGAAGGCCGGGCCGCCGCCGACGCTCGCCCACTTCGCCAGGGTAGCCGGGGCGATGGTGAGTCCGTGCGCGATCATCAGGTATTGGCTGGCTTCCCACCTCCGCAAGCGCGGCTTGCGGAGGGCGGGCGGGAGGCAAAGCTCGGGCGTTTGCGCCTCGCGGCGCATTTCTTCGATGGTCATTTACTTTGCTCCTTTAGGTGCTAGTTCTTCGGCTTCGCCATATCCGCGAAGACCCCATTCTTGTGCTTTTCGATCAGGTACATTTCCCGCTGTTCGTCTTTCTCTTTATCTTCGTAATGCTCCCACGGGAAGTATGTGTGAACGCAATGCGCTGCCCCGGTCTTGGCGGTCAGGCGCGCGAATTCCTGGGTTTCGTCCGCCGTAAGCCCCAACATTACGTCGCGTCCACTTTCATCCTTCGTCCAATCGGCACGGTTGTGGTCCAGCGGACAGGAGAACATGCGGTAACGCTTCGCCTCCTGATGGAGGAATTCGAGCATGTCACGTCGCCGCTGCTGGTCCGCCGTCGGGGCGTTGACCTTGGACAACTCCGCCAGTTCGATGCTTTCGGCATGGGTCAGTCCGACGAAGACGCGGCGGCCCTCATCGTCAACGGCGAGGTCGCCAGAGGTCGGGGGCGGCAACGGCTCATCGGCCGGCAGGCCGGCCTTGATCCGCTCCAGGCGCTTGACCATCCGCCCAATGAAGCGGTCAACCCGGAACATCGTCATCGTGTCGGGGACTTCCGGCCCGTCGAAGGCATCTTCGGGCGGCGGATTCTCCGACGAGCCGCCAATGTACTTCAGTTCCTCGGTCACTCGGTCGGTATAGAAGAAATAGGTAAGGTCATTCGGCTGGCGCAGGCCGAACTGAACGCCGTTGATGGCCCCACTAATGACGAACCACAACGATTTGAAATGATAGAGAGGGACAGCGCTGTTATTGGCGATCTCGTAAGCGAACGCCACCTGCACGACATCGATGCCACGGTACTTTGGGCGCTTTCCCCGGCCGATTTCATCGTGAACGGTCAGCAGGAGCACATTTCGCTTGAGCCACTGTTTGAACCCGTCGTGGGTCAGGCCGGGCACGCAAGCGAGCAGCTCTTGCGTCGTGAATTGCGGGGTGTCGAAATCGAACATGGCTCTCCCTCGGGACATGACCGAAAGGTACGTCAGTCACCATTCTCTGGTCAAGCGTGAAAACGGGACGTGCGTACCCTATTTTTCTCAATCTTTCCCGAGTTTTCCAGAGGGCGAGGGAAATGCCCGAATTCATCACGGCAGCCCTTGCGGAATGCTGCACATTACCGCAATGATTGTGAACGGAATCCAGGAGGGGACCATGCCCATCAGCCCGCCGAACCTCTCAACTATCAGCACGCATGACGCTACCCCCGGTCACCTACTCAAGGTCAAACGAGATAGCGGTGCTATCTGGGCTATCCGCGGGAGAGAATGCACAATCCCCCTATTCGCTTTGCATAATGAAAAAGCATTTTATTCTTGGGCGCCGGAAGACAAATCTCTTGCGCTTGATTTTGGGATGGACTGGAGACTTGATATTGATCCAGATGGCGCAACATTTTGCCTCCCGAAAGACAGAATTAATGTCGGGATAATAGTAGTCTTCGGAGAGAGTAAATTTATACGGTGTATTGTGAACTCGAATGTAGCTGCTCACTTTAATTTAGATACGTATATAATGCAGCAAATCTCATTGGATGAAGCGGTTAGGTCGCAGGAAAAAGCAAACGAGGCATATTTCACGAGCTGGAAACTCACCTTCGGGATTACCGGAACTGACCAGCGCCAGACGCTTCTTGAGTGGTCTTTGCCCAAGGAATAGCGCGCCGGGCGTTACACCTGTTACACGCCCCCGCCGCGCGGTGTAACGGGGAAAATTGTCGAAAAATCAACGCGGTAACACCCGTTACACCCGTTACACCACGAAAAAGCGATGCCCGGAAGTCAGGTCCGCTTGCGGCGCACCGTCGGCAGGGCGACCACCTCGGCCGCCGTCCCGCTCATCATGGCTTCAACGGCCCGCGTCACCTTGTCGGCGGCGGCGATCAGGACATTATCCAGGTGATGGATGTATCCGCCCGTTACCGTCTTGGTGGATCGGCCTTGGATGGCCGATATGGTCGCCTCGGTCAGTCCGAGGTCATTGGCAACGCTGGCGTGGGAATGGCGCAGAACGTGCGGGGTGTGGGAGAACCCGGCCCGCTTGGCGATCCGCAGCCATCCCTTGGGGAATCCCTTGAAAGGCTTGTCGTCGCTGGCGCCGGGAAAGACGTAGGGCGACTTCTCGCGCCGATCTACCTTGCGCAGAACGTCGAAGACTGCCGTTCCGGCCGGGCGGATTGATGCGCCCTCCTTCGAGTCGGACAGCCGCAGGCATTGGCCGGCTTCGTCCACCTCGGACCATTTGAGGTTTTCGATTTCGCCGCGCCGGCAGCCGGTGTAGGCCAGCAAGCGGGCAATGGCGATCACCGTCGAATTTTCGGCTTCGTTGTCGGCTGCATCCAGGGCCTTGCCCAGCGCCCGGTATTCGTCCGGCGTCAAGCGCGCCTCGCGCCGATTGTCCGACGGCCGCTTGATGCCGCGCGCCGGGTTGGTGGCAATGATGCCCTCGGACACGGCATAACTCAAGATGCCCCCCAGCAAGCCGACGGTGCGTGCGGCGGTCCCGGCGCCGCCCTCGACGATGGCGCGACCCCGCTTGCCAGTCTTCACGTCGCAGGCCGTCTTTCCGGCGGTCACGTCCCGCATGAATTTGATGATGTCGGGCGCCGTCAGGTCTTTGACCTTGCGGTTGCCCAGCAGGGGAAGGATGTGCCGCTCAATCCGGCCTCGATCCGTGGCGATGGTCGAAGCCTTCTTCGGCCGCCGCCTCTTGCCCATCACAAGCCCCTTGTCCGTCGCCTCCAAATAGGCGTCGCACAGCTCCTTGACCGTCTGCGCCTTCATCTCGGCTTTGCGCTCCGCAGCCGGGTCGCGCCCGTCCGACACCTTGCCGCGTTCGCGGGCGGCACGCTTCCGGGCCTCTTCTGCCGTGATGGCGCCATGCGGGCCGAGGACCAGGCGGCGGGTCTGCTTCCCCACCTTGTATTGGAAGACGTAGACCCTTTTCGAGACTTCCTTGCGGTCGCGCGGGTACACGCGAACCCCGAACCCCTCCAACTTGTCGTCCCACACAAAGTAGTCGGACGCACGCGGTTCCAGGGTGTCCACAAAGGTCTTCGTGATGTTCGGCATTGCCTCGCCTCCGCACCGTTCGGCCGGCTTCCGGCGAATTTACCGGAAGCCTACCGGAAGCCTCAGAGGGAAAATTCCCGAGTTTTCCGGGATAACCTCTGCCTTTCCGATATGGAAAAGCATAGGCGTTTTCCGTGCATTAGAAAAGGGCGGAAAATTACCGGAAGCTATGGAAAACACGCGCTTGCTGCCCTCCGAAGGCAGATGTCATAGGTTCGAATCCTACCGGTTGCGCCATTCTCCAAGCCCTCAAGCTTGATTTTACCTTCCGCAGGCATGCGCGAGAGGGGCGTCATGGCGACCTTTTGTCCGCGGCGGAACAAGCAGGGGAAGTTGATCGGCTGGCTGGCCAAAATCCGCAAACTGGGCGAGACCGCCGCCTCGCAGAGGTTTCCGCCGGCACGGTCAAGCGCGAATTGGGCCTTCTCCATGCAGTGATCGAGGGGGTGCGCAAGCGCCTTCGGATGCCAGAGAACCCTTTGTCGGACATCTGCCGCCCGCAGGTCAACGACGCCCGAACTGTTCGCCTCCGACCCGATCAGGAGGAGCTCCTGCTGTCGAAAATCCAAAGCAGCAGAACCTTGGCTGTTGCCCGCCGTTATCCTGGCGATCGAAACGGGCATGCGCCGCTCGGAGCTTCTGAATCTTCGCTGAAGGTCTCAAGCAGCCCTTCGAACGAGCGAGGACGCAGGCCGGCATGGAGCACGTGAACTTCCACGACCGCGGCTCAGACAGTAAGTAGCCCATCCCCGCGAATGAGGGGGCGGCCCAAGGTAGCCTATGCCCCTGGCCCTACCGGCGCGGATGTGGCACCCTTCCCTGAAACCATAGGGAGTGGATCGGCCATGCCTCGTCGCGCCTTCATCGCCATCGCCGCCGTCCTGGCCTGCAGTGGGCCGGGCTGGGCGGGGGATGCCGCCTATCCGACGGTGGACATCCTCAGCACCGGCAAGACCGTGGTCGGCGAGGACATCCGCTATCCGACAACCGGGCCGGCCCATGTCACCGGCAGCATCGTCACCATCGCCCCCGGCGCCGACACCGTGCTGCACACCCACCAGGCGCCGCTGTTCGCCTATGTGCTGGAAGGGACGCTGACCGTCGACTACGGCGACAAGGGCAAGCGCAGCTACCAGCCCGGCGAGGCGTTCATGGAGGCGATGGCCACCACCCATCGCGGCATGAACCTGGGCACCGCCCCGGTGCGGCTGCTGGCGGTGTACATGGGCGCCGAGGGCACGCGCAACACCGTGCTGGCCCCCCATTGACAGGCCAATCGATACCCCCATCTGGCATACCTCTTCCGGTTCTGGAATAATTGCAGGCGTGCGGCCGCGTGGGCGTGCCGGCGCAATCACGAGGACGGCGCATGAGTGGTTTCGAGGAAGGCCCCGACGATCCCCTGGTGAAGCGGATTCGCGACGAGCGGGCCGATGACTTCGACGAAGAACTGGAGATGGAGCTCAACGACGAGGGCGACGACCATTTCGCCACGCTGCTGGGCAACCTGGCCGACGACGACGTCTCGCACCAGGTCTTCGCCCGCCGCCAATACTTCAAGGAGCTGTTCCGCCTGCAGGGCGAGCTGGTCAAGCTGCAGGACTGGGTGGTGCAGAAGAAGCTGAAGGTGGTGGTGATCTTCGAGGGCCGCGACGCCGCCGGCAAGGGCGGCGTGATCAAGCGCATCACCCAGCGCCTGAACCCGCGCGTCTGCCGGGTGGCGGCGCTGCCCGCCCCCAACGAGCGCGAGAAGACCCAGTGGTACTTCCAGCGCTACGTC